CCACCAATTCCATCCGCGATCTCATATCCGGCATGATCACCTACAAGTTTTTGGGCACCACAAAGACCACCTGGGGTAAGACCAACCGAGTAAGGGCTGTCCTCCTTGCCTGAACCAGCGGTACACTCAAGGTCGGGCTTGAGGTCGAAGAGAGATTCTTCACTGACAGGTGTAATAGTAATTGGCCTGGGCTGATAATTCGCGGTCTTCACAGTCATAAGAGACAGAACGAAGATGAGGGTCATCAAAACCGCGATGGCCATGAGAGCATTGCGATCACTCTTGTTGAGGTTAAGATTAAACATTTATAATAGACATAGATTTTTTTAAAGTGCGTTAAAGAGATTTTCTTAGTTTCTAAATAGACAGTAGATGGACGAAGAAATCGTACTCGATAGGGGTCAAACGACTGTGATGAAATTAGATGCTGATGAACAGGCCCTGATGGATGAGATTCAAATTTCTGCACCACGACCAAAACCTGTACCTCGACCCACAAGGCCTATGCAAAGACCTCAACAATCTTTTCAGGGTCAGGAGGCTATGGATGCTTTTGTGAATCCCAACAAACAAAGTACCCCAGCTCAGCCTCAACAGGATGAGGAAATTGATTATGGTGAGGATGAACCAATGATGTTCGATGATGATGAAGCCATGGGCCCAGGTCCTAGTGACCAGGGTGAGCAACCCTCGAAGGGGTACACTTCAATTGATGAAGAAAAGTCGGATCTTATTAACAAATTAGCTCGACTTGAGAAGAAGGGGTTTGCAGTTAACAAGAGGTTGAACGCTTACTCGAATGTTGATGAACTCAGATCAGAGGTCAAGAGGATTACATACAGCATAGATGTTGAACAATCAGTTCGCTTCTCTCGCCGTATGTTGGTCGCCTGTGTAACTGGGCTTGAATTTTTGAATAAGAGGTATAACCCATTTGAGGTTCAACTTGAGGGTTGGTCTGAGTCTGTTATGGAGAATGTTGATGATTATGATGGTGTATTTGAGGAACTATATGTGAAATACAGATCTAAGGTCAGTGTTGCACCAGAGGTCAAGCTGATTATGATGTTGGGTGGCTCAGCAATGATGTTTCACCTTACAAATTCGATGTTCAAGTCAGTAATGCCAAACATGAATGATGTTATGAAGCAGAATCCAGACCTGGTGAAGAATATGATGGCGGCGGTTCAGAACACTACCCGTGACACTAGTGGCCCCGCAGTTGATGCACCCGTGGGTGGATCAGGGCAGTACGAGATGCAGGGACCCGGACTTGATATTTCAAGCCTCATGGGTGGCATTTCGATGCCTCCCCCACCCCCAATGAATACCTCAATGGGACAAGGACCCTCGGCGCCTCAGCCTGTTGATGAGGATGATGATCTCTCTGATATCATGTCAGTCTCCGGTGATTCCACTGGAGGTGAGGTCAAGGAGGTCAATGTTGGTGCAGGATCTAAACCCAAGAGAACTCGTCGAAAGAAGAAGACCGAAATAAATCTCTAAACTTATATAAATGATAGCGTATTGTCCGCTTGAGGAGCTCGAGCCTCCCGTTCGACAGCAAGAAGTTGTCGCTGAGGCCAAGGCCGAACCTGTAAAGCCTCAGGTCGGCCGCGAAGAAACCGAATTAAATTACGTCATCATGGCTTTCATTGTTGGCGTAGTTGCACTAGCCGTCTCTGATTCCATCAGGGCGTAAATGTTTAATCTACCGCGGGGTACCACCCTCCCTCGTAGTAAATTTAATATGAGAATCCAACCAATAAATTTTGACCACCAGTTTGAGGAGTGTCAAGAGCTGTAGTTGTATTCAAAGCTTTTTTTGTAATTCTAGAAAGTCCACCGTCAACTCCACTGGTGACTTCAACTGTTAAATCATATGCGTAGTTGCGTCCATTATCCTTCTCTGTTGGTTGTATGTTAATTCCCGTTGTACCAACCGATACAGTGGGACTCCATGGATATGAGTTTGTAGCACCCATTATGGTTTGAGGACCTAGGGCTATATCATACATAGAACCCGTGGATCCATCGTGTGTACCACCAGACACCTCGAGAATCATAGTACTTGTGTTGCGTACATCACTTGTTTCACGTAACACCGCTATGATTTTCGCATAAAATGTATTTGGTTTAAACACAAATTGTATATCCTGACCACCACCATCCGCGATCTCATTAGAATGACTGTACTTCTTTGTCGCCACCTGGTCAGAGTTTGTGATGATGCCACCATTCACGTGAAGTGTTGTATTCGCGCTAGCACCATCAAGACCAATACCTACCTGATTACCCAAATCTAGGGCACCATCTACAGAGAAATCACCTATGACCTCTACATTACTGTTGAGGAAAATTGATGGTGCATTTGAAATTGAGTTAATGTGTACATTACCTGTAGTGTCTGAGTAAATATTGGAACTTCCAACCGATGTTGTGAGTTCGATTGTCGCGTTACTCGAGGCACTTTCCACACGAGCTATACCATTTACGGTTAGAAGCTGACCGGGTGAATCTGTACCTATTCCAACATTACTCGAGTGAATCACATGAATACAGTTTGTGAGAGTACTATTATTCGCGACACCCATAATGAGACCTGTAGTCCCATTTTCAGAGTTACTGAATCCTCTGAGATATCCACCTTCACCCTCACCAGTGTAGATGAGCATACCAGTCTCTTTGTTCACCCCAGGGCTCTCAAGTTTTAGGAGTGTTTGGTCTGTTGTGTTTCCATTGAAAATGTGTACATTTGAGTCTACAGTTGAGGTACCTATACCAAGTCTACCAAGTGTGTCGAAACGGGCGAATTCTGAATCCTCACTAGAACTAACCTCATGGGCGAACGTAAGTACGCGACGGACACTTCCGTTTTTTAGACTTCTAATTATGTTAAGTGACGGATTATCTGATGTTGTTGAAAAGGCAAAACCAGTCAATTTGAACGAACCACCACCAGAGAACTCGATATTACCATTTACTAAAAGCTTCGTATTATCACCAATATTATCTGCACTTGAACGTTGTCCACCGATAATGACTGTACCACCATTTTTACCACTTATACACAATGGTACATTTCCTGGGTCGGCTTCTCCGACACCGGATAAAATTTGGCTGAAAGATTGACCAGAGGATGTGTACGTTTGGAACACGTGTTCCGCTGCTATATGTCGAATTCTATCGGGGCCAGCATCATCTGATGCACCGTCATTACCCTTGAATAGTATGAGTTCATTTTTTGATTGGGGTGCGTTATAACGTCTTTCTACAAGCCTCGTGTTGCCAAACAGATCACCAGAGAGACCACCGAATGACAGTTCATTACCTATGACTACATTACCTGCCACATCTAGTACACCTCGGGGTGCATCCGTACCTATACCAGCCCTACCAGTATCACCAGATATGTATAGACCTACGGTCGACGAGTCTTTGTTATTTTCTATATTTTGTGTAATTCTAAAATCTGAGTCAGTTCCGGTTACACCGGTAGACCAACCCCTAGGGTTATTCCCTGCGTTCGTTTGAATATAAGAGGTGAATACATTACCTGCGAGTATACGATTTTTTGCCGCTAAAATAGCGTCACCAGATGCTCCATCAAAATTGTGTACCAACAAACCATTTGTTAGGGGATTGGCTGCACCCGTAGCATGTATTTCTAAATGAGCGGTTGGAGTTGTAGTGCCTATACCTACACGACCATCACTTCGAATCGATAACACGTCAACCTCCGTTTCGTAATTTGTACTCGCTAAATATAAATCAAGTTGTGAATTGGCTGTACCACTTGAAACCGCTGTGTGTTTACCCATTTTGAATGTTGCTCTCACACCATCACTACTCGTGGTTCCACCCTCTCTACAAAGTTCCAAAACCCTCGCAAAATCCGTCAAATCCGATGAAACCGCGGTTGCATTAGAAACAATGAGTGGAGTTCCAAGATGCTTGTACGTTCCATTATTAGTGATTTCATCGTTGATAAAAACTGTACCACCAGACGTGTGTAATATACCCTTTGGTGTAGCCGTACCGATACCAACATTACTCGTCTCAAGGATGGTCAACTTTGGTGTACCCATTGTTGGTGTTTTACTCACGTAAACATTGAGACCCTTATTAGCAGTCACGATGTTCTCAATCTTATTTTCAAGTCCAGATGAATACATGCGAGAACTCGTGTACCCCGTCGTTCCCCATGTATTACCATAAATAAAACCATCACCTCCAGTCGTGTGCACATTCCCTGCCACGGTCATTTTTTCACTTGGATGGATATTCGATATACCTATTCTACCCTCAGGTGTAATCCTTATTCTTTCTGTATTTTTTGTACTCATTTTGATTATTTGGTGTGTGTTTGAAAACTTGGCTCCAAATATTTCGATTGAGCTCACATTGGAGAGTAGCGGACCGGATTTAAGAACAAGTGCGTTTGATGTAACTGTTCCACCACCGAATCTATCTGCATGTATAGATACGTTTGCATGTGAATAAATTGATTCTGTAAAAAGATTTGTTGTCGTCGTATTACCTAAAATAGTTAACGTATTCGCAGATGTCAAGTTCCCGAATATCTTTGCACCTATAGATAATGTATTTGTTGGTGCAATATTGGCAATACCTGAATGTGTGTAACCGGTCGTCGTAATTGCATTTGATTTAATATTTTGATTGATAAGAACTGGTACAGTAGCCTCTGGATTTAGGTCTAAAAGATTTCCAATCCTTACACCACCCGCTACTACGTTACCTTCGACTGACACATTTCCGGTAGATACGAATAGATTCGAACCCACATCATCAAAATATACATTTGAACCTACAGATAATGTATAGAATCTATTAGTGTTTGCTACAGCTACATTACCATCCGTGAATAACTGTCCATACACATGAAGATTTACTGTATTGGCTTGATCTAAATGAATTTTAGTACCGAGTGGATTCATTTGAGTTCGACCAACTACGAATTCATTATTGGAAAATTGATATCCAATGACAAGATTGGACACACTTCCATCACCACCCTCGGTCATGAGTAAAGCATTATCAAATGGATTGTTTTTGTTATTCGTACTCGCTTGTTGAATCGTATTATTTGATACCACCAAGTTGATAATCGTTTGGTATTGTGGGGATTCAGTCACAAACACATTACCATTTACGTGGAGATTACCGTTAACTGTTAGAATACCATCATCAATCACAACGTTTGCACCATTGAAAACAGCTACATTGGAACCTGGATCATAATTTTCAACTGTACCTACACTCAAATAATTATTAACCGATATATTTGTAGTATGTGTATTTCCCACCACCTTCAATACATTTGATCCCATTCTATCAATGATGAGTGTATCATCCACGTTTATAATGTTTGAGACCAAAACATTCGTAGCTGAAACGTTACCTTTTAGAGTTACTAAGTGTTCATTTGAGCGGTCAATAACAAATTCATTATTTGGTCCAATCTGAAACTCGTTTGTAGCACTCGGTGCCGCAATACCAAGCTTATCATTCACATACAAACGCTCGGCACGAATACCCTTGGTCACGTCAAGAACAATATTCGTTGCTGTATCCTCTACAAAAATATTTGAACCTATAGAAATATTTTTTGTAGGATTTGTATTAGAAATAGCAAATTTTTCTGCTGTAATAACTTCAACGTCGATCTCTTTTGTAATAATACTTTTTACGTCAGTAAGTACATCTTGCTCGACTGGGTCTGCGTCTAGACTG